ATTAAACGTTTATTCCAAAATATGTCATTAATGTGTTTACTCTTGTGTTAAAATTTGTTGCATCTGTATCTGTTAAGCCATCACCTAAATAAGCCAATGAATATTGTCTGGCTGAATAAAATGATGGTGTGCCAGTATCATTTAAACAACCAATTAAAAAATTATTTGTTAAACCACCAAACCCACTACTTGCGCTTGTATTTGTAGTACCTAATTGAGCGCTGTTTTTAAATACTTTAAAACTTGTTGATGTTGTTCTAATTGACTGATAAAATCCCTGACTATTTGTATTTGCTGTTAATATTCTGTTTGTAGAATTATTATAATGGTCTGAATATAAATTATTAGAATAACGAGTTAATAAATTAAATGCTCCTGTTGTTCCTGTTGTTCTTTGTATTCCACAATCATATTGCAAGGCATCTAAATTTGTTCTGCAATAAATACCAAATGATGTACTATTATTAGTAAGGTTAGTGTTTGGCACTAATTGAGTAATTGCATAACCTGTTGTTCCATTCCCAGCCATTCCACCACTTGTAAATGTCATACCTGTAGCAAATGTTAATCTAAATGCTGCATTAGTATCTAATGGGTTAACTAAATTCCATTTATTTGAACTTGCTGAACTCCACAATGGCAAGTACATTGCTTTTATCTTAGTATAAACACCATCACTTTTAAGACCTAAATAAAAGGTATTTATAGCGTTTTTATCCGCATCACTTGTTATTGCTGTGTTAGCAGTAAAGTAAGCCTGTGCATCGGTATCGTATGCAACAGCACCGCCACTTACTGTATAATCACGTGGTGATAAACCTAAACTTAACTTCATTCTGAATAAGCTATGATTGTTCCACTTGTCAAAGTAAGGTTAGTGAAAACAGCATCGCCAGGAGCGTAAATGATAGCACCTTGCTTTAATGTTTTACCACTTAATCCAATTGATGTTAAATAATTAGTTGTTGTATCAGGTGCAAAACCTCCAGTTAATGTTCCCACTACTGTATCAGCTTGAACGATAAAGCAATAATATTTTTTACCTGTTCTTGCGTTTGTGTTATCAATATACTCACAGCCTCCATTAGCTGTTAATCTTAAAGAGTTTGCCATGTTATTTTATTTTAAAAAGTACCAATATTTTAAGTTGTTTCTATATTTAAGTAAACATTTAGAATTAGTCCACTTGGGTTGGTTACCCATGTTGTTGCATTAAATTCGATGCAAATGTCATCTGTTCCTGAAAAAGATATATTTAATCCTGTTACTGTTTGCGTTCTTAATAAAGTTGTAGCTCCATTAGTCGCTACTGTTGTACTTATTGTACTTGAAATAGCTTGTGTAATATTTCTAAATTTAATCGTTGATAATTCAGAAGTACCTGTTGTTCCTGTATTTGTTGCTATAATTATTGCACTAACTATTTTACCATTAAAGCCTAATTTAATAGCATGATTAATTGCAGTTGTTGTTGGTGCAATAAAACGTGTAAAATAATAAGTTGTTGCATCGGCTGGATTTAAAGTGCCTGCCAAAAATTGAACTTGTATTGTATCTTTTTTAGAATCCAATACTGCTTGTAAATCTGTTTGGTTGCTTAATGTTCCTGTGATTGCACCCCAAACACCACTATTTGCAGCGACTTCAATATAAACACTACCTGACCATCTATAAACCTTATTTGTATCTAATGCGATATATATTTTATCACTTGCCCCTGTTGCAGGAAAGGCTGCTAAATTAGCGTATTCCAATACTTCGTCTACATAGGCAGGCAAATAAGCAGCATCAACTTTTGCATCACTTGCTAATGGTGCATAACCATTTGCCACTCCTTTATTAGCTGAGTTTTCAGGTGTATAACCTAATGCAGTTGCAATGCTTTTATTCTCATATCGTGTTGTTCCTGAACTCCAAAATATACCTTGATTGTGTGTTGGTGTTGGTGCGTAAACATCGTGCAACTCACCGATTTCCCAACCATTACTAATACGACAATATATTTTACCTTGATTTGCATGCGCATAAACAACATAACCCATAACAACTAAATGGTTAGGTGCTGTAGCTTGTATATTGGTTAAATTACCAGGTATTGTTGAATCTAAATAAAGAACATCACCATCTGCCCATGTTTGCCCTTGTAAACTACCTGTAGTATTTATTCCTATAATTTCACCAACTGTTATAAGTTTACCACTTTGATTGTTATCTATATTCTCATATACAATTCCAATTGTATCTGTGCTATTTCCGTTACTATCAGCTAAAGCATAATCAACCGCTAATCTTTGACCTTGCGCATCACTTACTTTCATTACTTTATAACCGCTTGCAAGTAAATTATCTCCTGTTTTATTTACTACAGTTAAGAATAAGTTTTCAGGATAAGCAGTTGCTCCACTTTCAGGAACGTAATCTAATTGCAACCATGTTTGAACTCCATCACCTATTTTAAACCTTTGTTGATCTGTGCCTGTATAAAATAAATCACTTGTAAATGCAACTTCACCGGCTAATAATATCGGATTGTTAGTAGTCCAATTTGCCGATGTATCTCTTCTTAATTGTATCTTCGCTGTTAATGTACTCATGCCTGAACTATTTGATTTGTGTAAACTGTTGAACTCGAACCTCCATCTATTGTGTTAATCACTAATACAGTATAGGTTTCACCACCCTTTAAAGTTGTTATTGTATTTCCGTTTTGATCAACTATTGTAACTAAGTTTGATGTTCCTGTATTTGTTATTGTTTGATTAAATGGTATTTGACAAGTATCATAAGTGAAAGGTATTTTTAATTGAACATCAAAGTAATAACCTGCATCTTCATCGTCAAACCTTGGCTCACTAAATGGATTTAATGTAATATTATCACTAACTAACTTCCAACCATAAATTGTAGAACTTAACTGACTAATAATATCTAAACATATTTGCTGAATATCTGAAAATAGTTCTTGCTCATTCTTTTTACCTTTGATAAGCCTATCCATTACATAGATTTTCAATACATGAAGATATGCATTACCTTGAATTTGCGAAGGCTCATAATCTACCCACATTGCAGGATAGTTAGTTATGCCACTTGTAGCAAACTCAACTACTGAACCATTACCAAATGAATTAATTTGATAGTGAGCATCAGCGATGTTGTTTAGGTTCTTTATTACTTGGTTTAAGGTTATCATTCAAATATTTTTTTAATATCTCTATTTTATTAAATAGCTTATATCCTTTTTTAGAAACGTTTTCTTTTTTCAAAGATTTCTTCATAACTTATATATTTTGGATTGCGACCTAAAAAGATACCCTCATCATAAGCATATAGTTGTGGCACTATAGTATCAAATCCGCTTCCAGGATTATCGTATAATGGATAACTACTTGCATTTTCTAACAAATACTCAATTAATCTATTAGTATGATATTGTGCTTTGTCAGTGACTAAATCCATGAAATTATTTAATTCATTCGAATCAACCCCACTACTACTCTCGCTGTTTTTTCTAACTATGTTTTTATTAGTTACCTTATAAGTCAAAAAAGGTGCAGCTTCAACCATTACCCACCACTTTAAAGCAGGGATAATATAATCGTTTAATAAAGTAGTATTTAATGCAGTTAGTGTTCCTGTTTCTACTTGTCCGATTATCTCATTGTATAAACCACTACCGATGTAATTTCGGATGTGTATCTTTTGAGCTTCTTCAATTGATATTCTGATATATTTTTCATCTACATTAGGATCAACAAAAGTATAATCCTTAATATAAGTTGCTGTTACAAAAAGTACTGTTGCCATTATTTTTTAATTTTAACTGTGTTAGCTGACCATATATGTCTACAAAATGGAGTGCGTGACTTACCGCCTTTGCGAGTCCACCAACCCCCTCTGAAATTCCAAACATCCCAACCTACTATTTTACTAATTTGTTCTATTTGCGCCCTTGAATACATTTTATTTACATTCAAAAGTTTAACACAAAACTCCCTTGAATTTCTGATGTCAGGTTTTACTCCTGGTCTCCATTCATAAGAATAAACTACTTTATACTCTTCTGGTTCTGCGCCTATTCTCTTTGCTTCTCTTACTGCTGTTTTCTCTGGAACTCTGATTGACTTTTTATCCCCTCCACTTTTAATATCTTTAATGTTTAAGATTTTATCTTCAATCATTTTATTCACTAAGTCATTAACTCGCTCCTCACGTATTCTTAATGTATCTGCAATAGTTTTGTTATCCATTAAAGGATCTTTATCTAAAAGCACTAATATGTCACGAATAAGTGATTTGCTTAATGGACTAACCTCAACAGCAAAATCAAACTTGCCATCTTTGTCTAATGGTTTTTTTTCTATTATCTCAAAGTTTTCAGAATCTTCACCGAATAAATTAAATAATTCTATCACTTCATCAACTTCACTCTCTGAACTAAAAGCATGTTCACAACAAGTATCTTCTAAGTTAGGATCACATTCAAATCTATGTACAGCACTTGAAATAATTGGCTTTATTTCTTCTTCAATCGGTGGCAAAGAATACATTTCACGAACCTCGTTTTTAGTCATTACCTTAATCTTTTCTTCAATAGGTAACTGCTCTTCAATTGGATCAAGTTCTTTTAAATAAATACGATTTGAAAATCCTTTTAACTTCAATAAGTAATTAAAATCTTTTTCAATTTCTCTTTGGTTAGGTACTATATAAGTTGATTTATACAATTCATAAGAATCATTTATTTGATCTTTACTACCTAATTCACCAGGTGTTTTAATACCAACCAACATTGGATTAGGTATGTGATGCCCTATGATTAATTCTTGTATAACTTGATCGTTTAATTCAGTTAATTGAGCATCTACATTTTGAGGTGTTAAATGTTCAATCGTTGGAGCAGAATCTCTATTGCCACTAAATGAAATTAGTAAGCTGTTTGCTCTATCAGTACCGGTGAATTTCTCTTTTAGTCTTGCTTCAATTTCTTCTTTTTCTTCTTCTGTTGGTCTACCATTGCTAAAGTTTAGAATAGTTCCTGCATTGAATCCACTCTTAATTGCATTCAATCTATAATTAGATAACTCAACATCAATTTCAGCATAAACAGCAGAAGCTACATAGTCAGGTAATGGGTAAGCATCTAAGTCTGGTCTGTATTCTTTACTTACAAATATTTGCCTGCTTGTTGGTTTCTCTGGATCAAATAAAGGGATATATTCTAAGTCGGTATCTTCAGGAGTTTGTTTCATTTTGCTCCAATCCTTTGAATACCAATAACCCTCAGCATCTTTTGCTTTTCTTAGGTTGTTATAAGGAAAATGTAATAACTCAAAGTTGTTACCTGCTTTATTCCAAATAACCTCTAAATAATAACCTCCAAAAAGTTTTTTATCTAATACACATTTTTTAACTATATCTTTTAAAGTATCATAGTTTGTATTCTCTTTATTGATAAAGTCATTTGCTCGTGCAATATCTTCTATGCTAAGACCAGAAGAATCAAAGCCAACACCAGCACCACAAATGTAAAGTACCTTACCATTAATAAAAGCATTGTGCTTAGAACTACGATTAAACAAATAAAGTAAGTAAGCAGGATAGTTGTTATAATATCCGCCCTCTTTTTCTGCTCCATAAATTACCCATTCTTTTGATTTCTCTTCTTTAAATACAGGTGTTTTATGTGCCTGTAGTTTAAGGTTAATTACATCATATATGTTATTCTCCATAAGTTATAATCGTTTTACTTTGATTATCGTATTCTCTATAAATAGGTAAATCACTATTTACTTTTATCATTCCAATTTCTAAAATACTTGTTGTATTATTTACATTCAAATTACTTGAACTTGTTTGCTCATAAATAGTATATTCATAAAAACCTGTCTCCGGCAAAGATACAACACCACTTGTTAAGTTTACTGTTCCTGTAGTTTCAGTAATTAAAAATTTATTGAAGCGTGTTGGAAAACCACTAACATCACTTGCAATGAAATTAACTGGATTCATTAACACCTGATGTTTAAAGCTAAATAAATAATAAGGATTTGCCAATGTTACTTTTTCACTTAGCGTAAAAATAAGAAAATTATTTTGTCCTTTATTTATGATTTGCATATTTTATAAAGTACCTAAAAATTAAACTATTGTAAAAAAACAAAGGAGTGTATTTCTACACTCCTAAGTAAACCAAATTAATAGAACAGAAAACTATATGATACCAGAAATAACTCCTGAATTTACTTTGTTAGCTGGCACTGGTTCTTTACCTGTTAATGTTAATGAGTAGCCATTTTTGTCACCCATTGCTTTGCCAGTTGAACTTGTACCTGCTGTTAAGTGCATCGCTCTTGTTTCACCTGCTAAATGATAAACATCATCCGCATCTTGAACAATAACCATTAATCTATTTTGAGTAAGTAAACGAACAATGTTACGATTCTTAGCAGTCATTTTATAAACGCTAAAAGTTAATGTTTGTTCGTAGAAAGTTGTTCCGTTTTCAATTGATACAGTTGCATTTTCATCAAATTGTGCATCTTCTAATTCAACCTCAACAGTCCAAAACTTTTTGCCTGCTGACATTGTAATTGCAGTTACACTTCCTGATGAACTTGTAATTGATGAAACGTTTGCAAACTCTGTTAAATAAAGTTTCTTAATACCGCCGGCACCTTGCCTACAGTCTAATGATATTCCCTCTATGAGTGTACATGCCATGGTTTATAAATTTTAAAAGGGAGTTTTTACACTCCCTTAGTTAATATTAAGCGTTTGTATATTGTACTACGTGATCGATGAACTTAACTGCTACTCCTGCACGAAATGCACCATAAAGTTTCCATACTCGGTCATCTTTTGACCACCATGCTTCGATGTTATCAATGTCAGATTGTAAGTCAGTTCCGTAAACTAAGTTACTTGCATAAGTTGCTATGATACGATTTCTTACTGCTGTGGGTACAGAACCTGTTTCTACGACTGAAGCTGTATCACTAAGGCCAGGAACGCCAATAACTTTCATATTAGTACCTGGATACATTAACTCCCAATTGTTCCATACGTTATCAGTAGTGTACTGAGAACCATAAATACCATAAGTAGAAGTAATCTTAGCAGCTAATGTTCTGAAAGTATCATAACCACAAAAAGCAACAACTGGCTCATTTACTAATGCAGCAGCTGGAACTTTTGAATAAATGTCATCAAATATAGTTAATACATTTGTTGAGTTTAAAGTTGATGGTGTTGCAGCAACTGCTGTACCTGCTGTATCAATTGTAGATAACCAACCATTCATCTGTTTTAATACAGTTGAATTAGTGTATGTTGTTTTACCTGCCCAAATCATATTTTCAACATTACGTGCTACTTGAGCAATTTTTCTGTCGATAATTTGTTGTGCAATTGATAATGAATCAATATTTGCACCTGCTGGTAAATACTTTTGAGTAAAGTAAGTGTTTAAGTCATTTAAACATAATTGCTCAGCAAACTGAATGCCTACTGTTGCAATTGATACTTGACTAAAAGTTGTAGTACCTGAACTTGTGAAAGAACATGCAGCAGCTTGGAAAGGTACTGTAGATTCTAGTACAGGGATTTTTTCAGAAGACTTGATACCTGAACGAATATCAACTCCTAATCCTAAGGTTTTAGCGCCTAAGATCGCTTTGCTAATTAAGTCCGCTCTGTTTTCTTCAACATATGCGGTCATTGTGTCAAATGAAAATGCCATTTTTTTTTGTTTTTAATTGTTTTTTAATTTATTTAAATACTTGTTTTCTAAATTCCTCCAATGAACTCATTGAAGTAGATTTTTTAAAGTTTTCTTTTGAAGTTGATTTTGGTTCTACACTTGGAGCATCAGCAACCTTTTCAATTAAAGAGAATAACTTTCTGTTTAAATCGTTTTGTGCAATGATTTGATTGTTTGCAGATTCTAAAGCCTGGTTAGATAAACCTAATGCAGATTCTAATTTACTAAGTCTTTCATTCAACTCAGCAAATTTAGTTTCAAACTCTTGGTTAGAATTCATTTCTTCCATTACTGGCTCCTCTTCCATTGCCTCAGGTTCTAAGCCTTTTACAATTCCGTTCTCAATGTAAACTTTCATTGGTTGCTCATTTACCATGATAACCATTTCAGTTACTTCTGCCGGTACATCCATAACTCCATCTGGAGTTATAACTTGTAACTTTGAACCGATTGCAATTTCTTCTGTATCTGTTCTTAGGATAGTGCCATCCATAGCTTTATAGTCAGCAAATTTCTGCTTTACTATTTCATCTCCGAAAATATCCTTAAACAAATCTTTCATGTCTGAGAATACTTCTTTAAACGATTGTTTTTTATTTTCCATTTCTCTTTTTTTTATAAAGTACCTAATTTCTATTTCGTTGCAATCTCACTAACTTTTTTTCTTAAATTGTGTATTCTATCTGCTAACTGTTCGATAATGCTTACAGGGGCATCTTTTAGCTTTCTTTGAGCAAAAGCACCCTCAACACTAAAACCTTTAAACACTCCTGTTTTAATAAAATCATTCCATACCTCGTTGTTATCAACTTTAAAAGTTCCAAACCAACTGCCCTCTGTAAGTGTTGGATAGCCCTCTGGTGTTTTAATACCTCTTGTTTTGTCAATGATAAAAGATTCAACCATGTAAACTCCATTAACTTGCCTTTCAGCATCGTGCATCATGTTTACATTGTGAGTGTAACCTTTTTTGAAAAATCTTTGTGCTATCTTTTCAATCTGATATTTGTCAAATACAACATAGTACTCACCGCTTTCATCTTTGCGATAAATAGGTAAGTCAGCAATCATTAATGCTCCGCTTATCATTCGTTTTTCTTTATCGGCAAAGAATTTAAATTGAGCGTTCATTCCTTTATTTTCCCATTTGCTATAACAAATAGCAGCCGCTTGTTCCTGGTCTATTCCGTTACCAACCTCAACACCTATGCAACGAGATATAAATTCATCTTTACTTTCACCTGCACGTGGATTAACAACCATTTTTTCTCTATCTATTTGCTCAAGTTTTCTTTGCGCCCATTCAATCCCTGCATCTCCGCCCCATGCTAACCACGCAAGTCTTCCGCACCCATCCCCTAATGCCTTTTGACTATTTTGTCTGTGCCTTTCAAATGATGCCATGCGTGCAATCGTTTCACGTGAAATGGGTTCACCCTTTGCAAGTTGATTGGCTCTTGCCTTGCCTGTAGCTTCGAGGCAATCACCCCATCCATTTTCTTCTGCATATCTTAAAGCTATCTTTGCATTCTCACTTGCTTGTTTTGGGTAGTCATCATAGCTTTCAAAGTTATGTTCTTTAAATGCGTGCCAATTAGTTTCTATGGCAGGCGCGTCTACCAAAGCTATGTATTCTACACCAAGTTCGTCGCTATCGTCTATTACTAATTTATACACCGGTAAATTTTCCATGTTATCCTATTTTTGAATTATTACTTAATTTATTTATTCTTTCTGTTACTGCTCTACTTTCACTTTCTACTACATAGGCTTTCATAGCTCCTTGTTGATTCATTCCTTGCCCTGCAATAGTGCCATCAGGATTAAGTTGAGTAACTGTATTTTGTGCTGTAAGTCCTTCAGGTGCACCACCACCACCTTGATTAAAAGAGCCTAAGTTTGAAGTTAATCCTCCACCACCTCCGCTTTCACCTTTTGGCTCAAATTTAGTTTGTGCTATTTTATTTATGTTTGCTAATGCAGTAACTCCTGCAATAGATGCTGCAATATATCTTGCTGGACCAACTAATGTTGGATCAGCCAATACAGTCATAACTGATTGCACTCCGTTAATTGTAGCTTGTGCTAATTGTAATGCTTTATTTATTTGAAATGATCTCTTAGCATTCTTTTCACTATTAGCAGTAAAAGAATCATTCAAAGCTATTAATGAACCTAATGCATCAGAAGCCATTTGCATTTCAGCAATTAAAGCTGCGTTCTTTATTTCTTTAAGTTTCTTTTGTTTTTCCTGTTCTAATAATATTAATTTTTCAGCATCCCCTTGTGCTAATCTAAATTTTTCATCATACTCAATTTGTAATGCAGCAGTAGCTTGTTGCTCTGTACCTCTAATTAATCCTATTCTAATTTGATTAAGTTCGTTTATTCTTGCTATTTCAGCATCTCTAATTTCTTTATCTTTAAGCTGAATGTTTTGGTCTATCTCTTGTTTTTTTAAGTTGTATTCATTTTCAGCATCTACCCTTGCCTGAGTGCCAACTTTGTAAAGATTTATGTTATCCTGTAATCGAGTAAGTGTTAAATCAGCTTCAACTTTAAAAGCATCCTTTTGTGCCTTTAATCTTTCAAGTGTGTTAAATATTAATTCAGTTGTAAACTTTTTATCGTTTACAGCCAATTCATTTATATTTTGTGCTTGTGATTTTAGCATATCATTATACTCACGATTCAATGCTAAGTCATTTGCTTTCTGTTCCGAGCGTTGCCCTGCTATTGCAGCCAATACACCCTCTTTATCTGCTTGTGCTTGTATTAACTTTGCATAATCACTTGTTAATCCTGAAAGTTTATATTGTAGGTTAGCTTCATGTATTTTAGAATTAACTAATTTAAGTGATTGTTTTTCCAAATCATCTAAAACACCTTTTAAATCATTATTAGCTTTTATCCTATCTTCAATAGTATTTCGTTCTTCATCCCTTATTTGCCTTAGTTGTTCCGCTTCTCTATCCTTCTGCTCTTTAAGTTTATTGGCTAATGCTTGTGCTATTTCAGCTTGTTTCTTAGCTTCAACTAATGCAGCGTTTTGATCCCATACTTTTTTGGTATAATCAGCAATTGCATCAGCCGCTTCTGTAACTGCTTCAACAGTTCTATCAACAGTATTATTAACTCCTGTAATTATATCAATTGATTCTTTACCTGCTTTCTTTACTGATTCCCAAGCTCCAGAAAAGTCACCAGAAAATAACTTGCTTAATGATTCACCTAAATATCCAAAGGTGTCAAGTAAAGAATTAAAACGCTCTATTAAGTTTTCCTTAATTAAGTCACCTAACTTTTTAATTGATTCAATTGGATTCTCAAATACTTGTTTGAAGAAATCAACTACCTTACCAAAGTTGTCAAATATGAAGTTTACAAAATCCCTTAATATAGTGGATATTGTTCCCATTACAGTATTAAACAAGTCAGCACCTCTTTGTGTTCCTGTTATGGCTTCTTTTATTTTTTCAAATGCAGTTATTAATACAGTCAAAGCACCTAGTGATTTTAGGATATTGCCTGCCATTTCAGAAAACTTTTTGCTTGATTTTGCCGTAGCTTCACCCGATTTTTTAGCAACATCTTCTAATTTATTCTCTACTTTATTAATTCCAAGAACTGCGCCTGTAGAATCAACATCAACTTGTAATGTTACCTTTTTTGCCATTTCAATTTCTTTTTAACTTTTTTAGCAAAATCTTTATTATTGTAAAGCACTATCAATGAATGAGCAGATTTAAAACCTGCCTTTAATTCATTACCTACTTTTAATATTGTTTCAATCATAATTTATAAAGTACCTTAATTGTAAACTCTTATCTCAATTGTTGAATAAAGTAATTGTGCATCGGCAGGTGTTCCGCTTGAATCATAAGTATAAACATTTACTTTATCACTATTTTGTCTGTTTGTCCTAATTTCTCCAGGTTGTGTATTGCTACAATTTATAGTTGTTTTATTAAAAGTAAACTCACCTATTAACTCACCCTCATACTCACCGGTGTTTGTTCTTAACCATATTATTTCACCTGACAATGTATTTTCTAAAACATTTACAATTGGATCAGTTATTCCTGTTTGACTTAATAAAGCAATGTATTGTTTATAAGATACGTTGTTGTTAGTCTTTATTCCGTTATTGTAAGTAATATTTGATTCACTAACTGTTAATCCACTACTATTTGTTACTGATACATTAGTAATCCCATCTAAAACAGTCACGCCTGTTGAACTTGTGATTGTTACATTCTTTGCTCCAACTCCAACTACGTTATCCTGTCCGCTTACAATAACCCCATCCCCTGACTGAACTATATTATTTCTGCCACTAACCAATGCGCCTGTAGCTACATAATTATTATTAAATGATATTGCCCTTGAAGTTGGTGCAGGTGTTAAATCGTCTAAGGCTTCACTACCTCCGTTTATATCTATTCCATTATCATCTGTATAGTTAGGTAATGTCTTTAATTTAATAAACTCGCATTTAGTAGGTTGGTTCATTACCCTATCATAGTCTATTATCTTATTTAGTCTCCAATATTCGTTTTCAAAAAAGAACAAGTCTCTAAAATCTAAACTTTGAATATCAAACTCATTTAGTAAAAAATAACCTGAAAATATCTTACTATCTTTATCTGTAATTTGTTCAATGTAATCCCTCCAATATTTATTGTATAGGTTATTGGCTGTATACCTTGTTGGTGTATAATAAACCTGATTAGGCACTCCAAAATTTAAGTCAATAGTCGGATTGTTTACATCATCTAAATGACCAGCATAAGGAAAGTCTAACCTGCTTGTTGTTCCACTTGTTGCAATGTGTTGCCATGCAGTTAGTGTGGTTTTTAATCCACCCCAATAAAGTAACCTAATATTTGATTGAGTTGGTTTAATAGTTCCGTTTGCATCTAATGTATAAATCTTAGGAATTACTCTATCATGACCTATTGTATTTACTAATGGTGTTGGACTAAATATTAATTCTGTTACTACCTCACCTTTTAAGAAATCATTTAAAACTTCATATTTCTTTTGTCCATAAACCTCATTATAAGTGGTTTTATAGTCAGAGTTAAAATAGTCAGTATCTTCTTTGTAAGTAAATAAATAAGTCTTATTATTTAGTTCACCCAAAGGTATAATCTTTGTTTCTTTTGAGTAATCTAGTTTAGAACTCCAATCCCTAGTTGTTCCACTACTATAAAATGTAGGTCTAGGCTCAATCAATAATTTATTAGGATTATTTTTGTCTACTTCTACAAATAAATTAAAAGCCTTTATAATTGAATTGAAAAAATCACTTTGTTTTATTTTGTCAGGCAATACTGCATTTACTTCAACATCGTCACCCTCCTGTATAGTTGTATCTGTTAATTGAACACTAAAAAAACTTTCATTTAAAAAGTTCATTTTAAAATTAGATGTAACTCCATGAGTTTGTAAAGTACCACCATTTTTATAAATACTATCTATTAAAACACTACCTGACTGAGTTAAATTATATCCGCCTGTATTTTCAACATATTTAAATTGTAAAATATCATTTTGGTTAAGATAGGTAGTAACTGAAAACGTACCCTCACTTGTTAAACTTGTTGAACCACTTGTTAGTGTTGTTGTAGTTCCTGCAGTAAACATAAAAGAGTCATCAATATCCGCATTTGTAGATAATGCTTTTACCCAACAATTACGCCCATTTATAACTGTTGTGTTATTTTTAACTAACCACATTTGCCCTACCATTCTACGTGATGCTGTTAATTCTGCAGTCGCTGAACTTGGCTGGTGTGTTATGTTAGCTTTTATATAATTAGTAATCGTGTAAGTCCCTGACTTAGGCACTACAAAGGTTTGATAGTCTGTGCCTGCATTAACATCATACCAATTATTACCTGTATCAAAATTAGGTGGTGTTGTTTCATCTGTAAAAGAAACTAAATGTGTTTGTGGTGCAACTAAGTCATTTAAAATGCTTAAAGTATTTATTCTACTTGCTCGCATCGTTCTATCTCTTACATTTTCAGCTGTAAGTTTTAAACTCGATCCGCTATTGTAAGGTATAACTAACTTTTTAAATAGTTGCGTTTCAAAGAAAGTCGATTGATAAGTAAAGCCAGCATCTAAAAACATTTTATCTATGATAGTCTTTACAAATAATGCAGGGAACATTTCAGTTACTTTAAACTGACTATTTATCCCAAATCCATAATCTATCATCGGATAAGTGAAACCTGCTGTATTATTCCAACTTAACTGCTGATTGTATAAAGTATATTTATGATTATACTCGCTAAAAT